CAACACCTAATCTGAAAAGAATTGTAACACCTGCTAAACGTGTCCAAGAATTGTTGACCGAAGCATTTACCGCTCAAGCAGGCACTGTAGCATACAATAGTGGTGCAAATGAATTGTACACCGAGTTCCGTAAAAAGAATGAACGTTATATTTCATTGTTGGCAAAAGAATTTGAAATGCGTAAAGCAGCGTCCAAGTTTGCCAAAGCAAAAGTATCCGAGACTGGTGACATTGACGTAAACAAAGTTTACAAGTACCAGATTGACGATAACATTTTCAAAAAGATTATGCGAGTACCAAAAGGCAAATCACACGGTATGGTATTGTTATTAGATAAGTCTGGTTCGATGGCAAATAATCTGTCGGCATCATATGAACAGATTCTTATCCTTGCATTGTTCTGCCGTAAAGTAAACATTCCTTTTACAGCATACGGTTTTGGTAATGCACGTATGATACGTGACATGGATTTTCCAAATGAGAGAGATGATAGTTTCAATAATGGTTGCTTTAGTGAGAATGAAAAAGAGTTGCGGTGCTCAGAAGTTTATCTCCGTGAGATGATTAATTCTAAAATGAGCAACTCAGAGTTTTCAAAATCAGTAAAGAATATTCTTTGTTTGATGGATGGATGGTCACACCGTCACGGTTCACGTGGTAGATTCATGCGTCCACAGTGTGATTCATTATCGAATACACCAATGTCCGAGGCATTGATTGCATTGCAACCAATCATCAAAGAGTTTCGCCGTATTAATAATCTTGACATTGTGAATACCACAATCGTTCATGACGGTGATGCCGATACTGTATGCTGGTATAATGCACAGAATGCTGAGAAAGCAAAGTATTTTGATTCTAACAATCAAAATGTTTTTCTAGTAGATAAGAAAAACAAAGTGCAAGTGAATCTGAGAATTAGTGAGGATGATGTTCGTGAAGGTATATGCGAGTGGTTGCAGAAAACAACTGGCACTAAAATTGTTGGTTTCTATCTGACACCAGTCTCTAGTGCAAAGGCAGCATTGAAGCGCCGTATGTTTGCTGATGATTTGAATGCAGTCCGTCACAAATATCATGAAGCAAATGAAATTCTTGCAAAGTATGTGAAGCGATTAAAGAAAGAAAAGTACCTTGAATCAAAAAATACAGGTTACGATTCTTTCTATATTTTGCCTGCTGGTTCTGATCTGTCAGTTGAGGATGAAACATTCGAAGTAAGCGGTAAGGCAACAACGGCAACACTTACCAAAGCATTTTTGAAGTTCAATAAGACCCGCCAGATCAACCGTGTGTTAGTTTCAAGATTCATAACACAGATAGCAGTTTGATAAGTATCTGACCACTTGACAAATGGTCGGATACCATTTATAATGAAGTTTCAATAGTTGATAGGAGTTTATATTATGTCAAGCATCCCGGCCAAGCGCCAGTTGTTTCTCGATACGGCAGCAGCATCAGGTCTGCCTTTTCTAACCAAAGAAGATATGCGTACCATGGCTGAGGCTCTGGGCATTCCTGATCCACAATGGTACTACAAAGATGAAACCAATCGAATTGGCCGCGGTCAGTATCGTGTACCCAACGCCTCTGGAAAAGTTGCTCCAGCGCCCGCACCAACCGTCCAAATGGCGGCTCAGATATTGCCAATGGTAGCACCTCAAGTCAAACCTGGCAATCGTATTGCTAATGTTGTAACAGAACTTGAGATGGAAGATTTGGTGCCTGTTAAGTACAGCAACTATGTACCATTTGGCAACTTTGATGATGTATTGTCAATCATACAATCTAATCAGTTCTTTCCTGTCTTTGTTACTGGTCCATCTGGCAATGGTAAGACAATGTCCATTGAACAGGCTTGTGCCAAAGCAAAACGTAAATTCGTTTGCGTATCAATGACACCAGATACCGATGAGGGTGATCTGCTTGGTAACTATGTTCTGATCAACGGTCAGATGGAATGGCGTGACGGTCCAGTTACTCTAGCAGCCCGTCAAGGTGCGGTGTTATGTATTGATGAGATTGACTACGGTTCAAATAACCTGTCATGCCTCCAACGTGTATTCGAAGGCAAACCATTCTTACTAAAGAAAAAGAATGAGTTAATTACACCCGCTGAAGGCTTTACCGTGTTTGCTACGGCGAATACTAAAGGTAAAGGTTCAGAAGATGGTCGCTATATGTTTACCAACGTATTGAACGAAGCCTTCCTTGAACGTTTTCCAAATACGTTTGAACAAGAATGGGCACCAGCAGCAGTTGAGAAAAAGATTGTTGCCAAAGAATTAGAATCTGTCGGTAAAGAAGATAAAGATTTTGCCGATAAATTGGTATCATGGGCTACAGTAATCCGTAGTACCTTTGATGAGGGTGGTTGTGATGAGGTTATCTCCACTCGCCGTCTGGTACATATCGTAAAGACCTACGGTATCTTCGGTAACAAACTGAAAGCGATTCAGTTCTGCTTAAATCGTTTTGATACTGATACGAAAGTTACCTTCCTTGATCTGTACACAAAAATCGATGCTGGTGCAACGCCAGAAACAATCAGTCAAGCAGAAGAACCAACACCAGATCCATCGGTAGAAGTTCCTTTCTAATTCACATTTACCACTCAAACCATTGACACAGGTGCAAGCCTGTGTCATAATTGTATTCTGAAGAGAGATGTATCACCTCTCGATTATTGTGTGATACTAATTATGGAGTTATTTTATGACAGTAACTAAATCCCAAAATGAAAAACTGGTTGAGTTTTTCAAATCAGGTAAAGATATCACTGAAAGTCAGGCACGTACCCGCTTTGGTGTAGCAAATTTACCAGCACGTATTGCCGAACTTCGTGCAGAAGGCTATAGCATCTACAAAAACAAAACCAAGAATGGTCATACAATCTACCGCTTGGGTACACCTAGTCGTGCAATGGTAGCAGCAGCCTATTCGTTGATGGGCGCACAAGCATTTGCCTAAAATAGTTTGAAACTTCGTGGAGTGGAGACATATATATTGTGTGTCTCTACTCTTTTTTATGGATAAATTATGCAAATACAAGTAAACATTGAAGAATTAAGAAAGAACAAACTGTTTGTTGCGACACCGATGTATGGTGGCATGTCACATGGACTGTATGTAAAATCTTGCCTTGATCTACAAACCGTAATGATGCGTTACGGTATAGAAGTAAAATTCTCTTTTCTTTTTAACGAATCACTTATTACCAGAGCACGAAACTATCTGGTCGATGAGTTTCTTCGCACAGACTTCACACACATGTTGTTTATCGATTCGGACATTCATTTTGATCCGAACGATATTGTAGCACTGATGGCACTTGATAAAGATGTTATTGGTGGTCCATACCCTAAGAAATCTATCAACTGGAATAACATCGCCGAGACTGCACGTAAGAATCCAGACCTGAATCCCAAAGAACTTGAGAATCTGGTTGGTGAGTATGTGTTCAACGTTGTTAAAGGCACACAACAATTCCAAGTTTCTGAACCATTAGAAGTTATGGAAATTGGTACTGGTCATATGATGATCAAACGTGAAGTATTCGATAAGATGGCAGCACAGTATCCAACTATCAAATACAAACCTGATCATGTTGGTCAAGCACACTTTGATGGCTCACGTTATATTCATGCATACTTTGATACAGTAATCGACTCTGTTGACTCTATCGTTGGTGGTGGTTCTGAACGTTACCTATCAGAAGATTATATGTTCTGTCAGATGTGGCGTAAGATGGGTGGTCAAATCTTCCTATGTCCATGGATGAAAACACAACACATCGGTACCTATGCATTCACTGGTAACATGCCAGCAGTTGCACAGTATACTGGTAGACTATAATAAATGTACGTGAAAAACAATTTTAATTATGGAGTAATTTATGAAACTGTCTAACGACACACTAAATGTACTGAAAAACTTTGCTTCAATCAATCAGAGCATCATGTTTAAAAAAGGTAAGACAATTAAAACTGTCTCTGGTGGTAAGAATGTTCTTGCTGAAGCAACCATCAATGAAGAAATTCCAGCAGATTTTGGTGTATATAATCTAAACGAATTTCTTTCCGTTTTATCTCTTCACAAAGAAGATGCCACACTTGATTTTGATAATGAGAATGTTCTTATCTCAGGTCTAAAAGGTCGCAGTAAAATTAAGTATCGGTTCTGTGCCGCTGGTTTGATCGTTGCTGCACCAGATAAAACACTGGCAATGCCTGAGGCTGAAATCTCATTTGAATTATCCGCAGAGGATTTTGATTGGGTATTAAGGGCAGCAAATGTTCTTTCTTCACCAAATATTGTTGTTGAATCTGACGGTGATGCAGTCTTTGTCACAACGACAGACTTAGCAAATAGTTCAGCACATACTGATTCACTTGAGATTGCTAAAGGTAATGGTGATAAGTATCGCATGTTCTTCAAGACCGAAAACTTTAAAATGTTGGCTGGTGGTTATGATGTTCAGATATCATCTAAAGGTATCTCACATTTTAAAAACAAAACATTGAACATTCAGTATTGGATTGCAACTGAAACTGGTTCTACTTTTACAAAGGCTTAATTATGGCAATGAAAATGTTTACAAATGCATCGTCAGCATTTGATGGTGAATCGATTGCTATCAATTCAGATATTGTAGCATCAGTATTTGAGTTGATTAGTCCTGATGAAAATGCTAAACTACAGATGCGTACAGTTATTTTTGGTGTCAATGGTACCGATTGGCATGTTAAAGAATCGTACCTTGAAGTAGTTAATACACTGAACCAAAAAGACTGATTTTATTTTATTATGATTTATGTGAAAGGTTTTCATGGAACATCTTCTGTGGACAGAAAGATATCGCCCCCAAACAGTAGAGAATTGTATCTTGCCAGAACGATTGAAGGTTCCGTTTCAGGAATACGTCAATCAAAAGCAGATACCAAATCTTCTACTGGCTGGTGGAGCGGGAGTAGGCAAGACAACAATAGCGAAAGCAATGTGCAACGAGATCGGTGCCGATTACATGGTAATCAATGGTTCTGATGAATCTGGCATTGATATATTCCGTGGTAAAATAAAAAACTTTGCATCATCAATGTCGTTTGGTGGTGGTCGTAAAGTTATCATCATTGATGAGGCAGATTATCTAAATCCAAACTCAACACAACCAGCACTTCGTAATGCGATTGAAGAGTTCGCAAGTAATTGTTCATTCATATTCACTTGTAACTTTAAGAACCGTATCATTGATCCACTTCACTCACGGTGTGCAGTTATTGAATTTGGTTTGAAAAATGGTGAGAAGCAGAAGATGGCAGGAGCATTCTTCAAACGCATTCAAACCATACTAGAGACGGAGAAGGTGGAGTATGATGATAAAGTAATTGCTGAACTTGTTAAGAAACACTTTCCAGATTTTCGGCGTATTATCAATGAACTTCAACGCTACTCACAACTTGGCAAGATTGATGTTGGAATTCTTGCACAGATTGGTGACATATCTCTTTCACAGATTATCAAGTATATGAAAGAAAAAGATTTTGCATCGGTGCGTAAGTGGGCAGCAACAACAGATATAGATTCGACCACATTCTTTCGTAAGTTGTATGATAATCTGTACGACATAATGATACCATCTAGTATACCACAGATCGTTATAATTCTGGCAGACTATCAATATAAGCAGGCGTTTGTTGCTGATCAAGAGATTAATCTGGTTGCATGTTTGACTCAAATTATGGCAGATGGGGAGTTTAAATAATGAATATTGACTTGAACATTTATCAAGCACATGGTGCTCAAAATTTAGGATGGTTCTCAAAAGAACAAATATATGGATTTGCAAATAATCTTTATGCTGCCGTATATAGTTTTTCATTTCTTGAAACTTGCCCAGACTCAAACATTTTTCCTCATGAATTAGAAGAAACATTTTATGTAGGACAAACTGGAAATAAAGAAGGTGATCATTTGGTCTATGATCAAAAAGTTAGAAAAGATATGGGCACATACATGGCACCAAAATCTAGCACACTTTATTCAACAGTTAAGACGAGAATGAAATCTCATTTTAGAGAATGGCAAAAACAATATCCTGGACAATCAAATACTTATACTCTGTTCCATGAAACTTTTACTCCTTCACTGAGACCAAATTATCAACCATTTGTAAATATTTTAGTGCCGCCAAAAAATCTTCCAAGCAGAGCGGTCAAATCATGGCTTCTTATGGTTGAAGATACGGTTATACATTCTTATATTATGAAATGGGATAAAGAAGTTTTATGTAATCTTGCAAATAAGACTGATAAACGAATGGTACAAGGATCCATTTCCAGTAAAGCATTAAACTCCTATAAGGCTGGAAATTTAAATAAGTTTTTACCATTATGAGTAAACCATTCGACTACGTTAACCAGATCCTTCAAGGTAAGAAACAACTTATCGTGGACGAATTGACAGAGAAGGCATATGTACCATTCCTGACCAATAGGTCTTTGTCTCAACACAAGGACTGTGTTCTATTAGCAAATGAGATGAATCAACGCCACCATTTAGACAAAAAGATGCAGAGTGACTTTTTACTAAATACTGTTAGGTCTATGAAAAGGCCGTTTGCGAAGTGGGCAAAGTCGGAAAAAGATGATGATATAGCATGTATCAAATTAGTCTACGGACTTTCCGACGGCAAGGCACGTGATGCCATGCGTCTACTAACCAAAGAACAAATCCAACAACTAAAAAAAGAAACCTTTATAGGTGGGTTAGGAAAATGAAATGGTTGATATATCTAAATTTGTCGAGGTTGCCCTAGTAGAACAGGATGACTTCTTGAAGGTGCGTGAGACACTAACCCGTATTGGTGTGTCCTCACGGAAAGAAAAGGTACTTTATCAATCTTGCCACATTCTACATAAGCAGGGCAAGTATTATATTGTACACTTTAAAGAACTCTTTGCTTTAGATGGTAAGTTATCTACAATTACTGAAAATGATATACAAAGACGGAACGCAATTGCCAATTTATTAGAAGAATGGGGGTTGCTAAAGATTGTGGACTATGATATAGTAGAACATAATATGGCACCAATTCATCAGATTAAGATTATTGCTTTCAAGGAAAAAGATGAATGGGAATTGATTGCTAAGTATAATATAGGTAAAAAGAAAACTGATTACTAATATGGTGAATGATCATGAACAAAGTGAAAAACAATTTGGTCAAACTTGTGAATAAGTATACCAAAGAAGAAGTATTTACTAGAGATTACGATGATGTGATTAGAGAGGGCGCCAATGAATTCGTTCGGGTCTTTACTCAATCAAATCCTCAAAGAACTTATCTTGTCAATCGCACAGCGTTTGAGATTGGCAAGTAAGTCGTGATGCCTTCGGGGTCACGTATTTTAACTTGCTTAATAGGAGAAATGTATGACACGTATTTCATTTGGACCTTTGTTCCATCAAACACTTGGTTTTGAAAATTTTATTCGTGATGTTGAGAAAATTCTTGATAGTGAAATCAAACCATCAACTTTCCCACCACACAACATCATCAAAGCAGATGACAATAAGTATGTTGTAGAACTTGCCGTTGCAGGTTTTACTAAAGATGAAATTGATGTTCAAGTTCAAGAGGGTAACTTGACTATCAGAGGTGAGAAGAAAGATAAAGACAATTCGACATATCTACATCATGGTATCGGTACCCGTTCTTTCACCAAAGTAATTACGATTGCAGACACCATTGAAGTTAAGGGTGCTGAAATCAAAGATGGTATCCTACGTGTGGGTCTTGAGAATGTAATTCCCGAACACAAGAAGCCACGTAAGATTGAAATTGGTAATGACTTGAAAGAGTTTAAACCACAACTCTTACAAGAGCAGCAACACATGGATCGTGCTCAAGCAGAAAATATACGTTCAACTTGGGCGGATAATCTAGCATCATAAACGGTGGGGCGTAATGCCCCACTTATTAAAAGGTATATTATGGATAGAAATATAGAATCATATCTAAAAGTTTATCAGGTACTTTCTGAAGAAGAATGTATCAAATCAGTCAATGCTCTGGAAGAAAAAGATAAAGAATTCCAGACGCATCAATTTTATAATGTTCAAAGCAATAGTTACCACTCATATGAACATGAACTTTCGATAGCATATTCCAAAATTGAAACAAAAGATTTGATTATGCAAAAGATTTGGGATACACTAAAAAAATATATTTCAGATGTTGATTGTCCATGGTTCAGAAGTTGGAATGGATATTCAGAAGTTCGTTTCAATCGCTATCGCACCGATACACAGATGGCACTTCATTGCGACCACATTCATTCCATGTTTGATGGTGCCCGTAAAGGTGTTCCTACATTAAGCATTCTTGGTTGTTTGAATAATGATTATAAAGGTGGTGAACTCGTATTCTGGAAAGATAAAGTTGTTGAACTAAAAGCAGGTGAGATTATGATATTTCCTTCAAACTTTTTATATCCACATGAGGTCAAACTGGTGACTGAAGGCACTAGGTACTCATATGTTTCTTGGGCATGGTAATGAAACCTAATTCTAATTTTAAAATGAATAAACCATTGAAGGTCATGCTGGCCAATATGGAACCTGAACACAAAAAAATCTATCGTGATGCCATGATATCAGCAATCATTGCACCAAAGATCGAATTCAAAAAGAAGAAGGAGACACCAAGTGAATGATATTTTAATGGGATTACACTTTCATAAACCATTTCCTTTCAACTTCAAATCGAGTTGGATAAAAGCAACCTATGCTGGTGAGAAAGCACCTTATGGTTGGCATCCTCCTACTGATGATGAGTATATCAATACCACAAGACAACTGAGTATTCATGAGTATGCACATCATTATTCACGGGTTAGCGAGACTGAGTTTCTAAGAGCAATGGGTGTTCTTGCAACTGAATATTATCTGTGGAAGTATGGTAAAGCAGATTATATAGGAGCAGGAAGTTATCGTCGGTACCTATTACTTGATGATACTATGCCACAAACAGCACCTAAAGTTGTTATGGAAGCAAATCAAAAAACTGCGGATTATTTGTCCTCAGAAGCAATGAAAGATACTGCATTAAAACTGCTTGAGAAACATGATTTAATTACAAATCTTCCAATCACTTTATCAGGTAAAGACATTGAATCACAATATCTTGAATCTCAACCCTATGAGTATTGGAACTTGTTTATTCAAGGAATCATGGAACTGTTTCCAGACTATCGTAATAAAATTGATTGGTTCAAAGGTAACACGATAAACTTTGAAACATCTTATATTATGCGTAAACAGATGTTCAAGAAATACGTAAGTGAATTTTTTGAATTGTTGGAATACATTTGGACTCATACCGATAAAACGTATCCAATAGAACCAACAACATCTGAACCATTTCCTTGGCGTTATCCTAATTTCTTAGGTGAAAGATTCTTCCCATTTTTTGTGTATGCAAATGGTTTGAATCCTGCATACGTGCCATTGGTACTGGTAGATTAAAATTTCACCTTCAATTTCGAAATAGTCGCCGAAGAAAATCGTCAAAATGCTATACGTGAAGTGAGCACTTACTTATAATATGAAAACTAAATTTATTAAAGCACATATGCAAGCGGCAGAGGTTTATGCTGAATTATCATCAGCAACTAGACTTCATGTTGGTTGCGTAGTCGTAAAAGACAACACCATCATAGGTATTGGCTATAACGGTATGCCAAGCGGTTGGAGCAATAACTGTGAAGATACTGAATATATCTTGAAAGACGAATGTCATGCCACTCCAGAATGGTTGATTGAGCACGGTTTTACCGAAACTGCTCACGGTTGGACAAGAAAAAGAACCAGGCGTGAAGTGCTTCATGCAGAAACCAATGCTCTTGCAAAGATTGCTCGTTCTACCAATTCTTCCGAAGGCGCATCACTGTTTGTTACTCACGAACCTTGCTTAGATTGTGCTAAACTCATACATCAAGCAGGAATCAAAGAAGTATATTATCGTAATGCGTATCCACGTTCTAATGGCGGTGAAGAATTTCTAAAAAAATGCGGTATAGATGTATATAAACTTGACAAAGAATGATGGTCTTGATATACTGTTTATAGTCTTAATTTTACGGAGTTTACATGATTAGTACCACAAAAGTAGCAAAGCAAATCGTTGAAACAAATTCAAAATATCCTAAAGCATATAAGTATGATTTGTTTTTACGTGAGTTCGATAGCAAGGTTGAATTAGTTGGCCTTGTTGATGATCCCACATATGACATTAACGACTTCCGTGGTCGTGAGATGTTATTTCCTAAAAAATGGGTGACTATTGATGTCCTCGAATCTTCTATGAAAGTGTCCATATGAGTCAAATAAAATGCGTAACGTTTAAAACACAACAAACAATTCTCTGTTCACTGGAATATACTGACGATTTTAATCTAAATATAAAAAATCCAGTTCAGATAATTTCTGTTCCACCACAAAGTAATAAAGACCAAGGTGGTATTGGGTTTGCACCTTATCTTGCATTTGCTGAAGAGTTTGTAACTGGTATTGTAATTAAAAAAGAAGATGTAATTTGCGTAACCACACCAGTTATTGATATACTAAATCAATACAATAAAATGTTCGGCAGTGGTATTGAAATTGCACCTGCTGGTTTAAGACTATAACGAAAACTATGAATGTCAAAATATTATACTAATGTTGTCGTACAAGGCAATCATGTCTTGTTCCGTGGTGTAAGTAACGGTCGGAGAGTAAAAGAAAAAATATCTTACTCTCCGACGTTGTTTTTGCCTGCTAAAAAACCTTCCGAGTATAAAACGCTATTCAATGAACCTCTTGAGCCAATGAAGTTTGAGAATGTTCGTGAGGCACGTGATTTTGTAAAGAGATATGGAGATGTTTCAAATTTTAAAATCTTTGGCAATACACGTTATGAATATGCATTTATCGCCGACAATCATAGAGGCATCGTTGATTGGGATATTTCTCATCTATCAATTGCTATAATCGATATTGAAGTTGGTTCAGAGAATGGATTTCCTGATCCATACAAAGCAACTGAACCAATCACTGCTATTGCCGTTCGCCAATTAAATGGTGGTACTACGGTGTATGGTTGTGGTAAGTTTGATAATCAAAATGAATCTGTTAATTATGTGGAGTGCCGTGATGAAATCGATCTTTGTAAAAAGTTCCTTGTTGATTGGTCAGATAACTATCCTGATATCATCTCTGGTTGGAATATCAAGTTTTTTGATATACCTTATCTTATCAATAGGTTTTCACGTTTACTTGGCGAGGATAGCGTAAAGAAATTATCTCCGTGGGGACAAACCTTTACACGAAATGCTACATTCAAAGGTAAGGAGCAGATGATTCATGAGATTGTCGGTATCTCAGCACTTGACTATATTGAACTCTATCGTTGGTATGCACCTGGTGGTAATTCACAAGAATCATATAAACTAGATTCTATTGCCAACGTAGAACTTGGTGAAACTAAACTGTCGTATGATGAATATGATAATCTTCACCAGTTATACAAACTTAATTATCAAAAGTTTATTGAGTATAACATCAAAGATGCCGAACTGATTGTTAAACTTGAAGATAAACTGAAGTTGATTGAATTGGCGATTACTCTTGCATATGATACCAAGACCAACTTTGAAGATGTGTTTGCTCAAACTCGCATGTGGGATGCACTAATCTATAATCACCTTTTGGAGAAAAAGATTATTATACCACCTCGTATTGCACAGAAGAAAAGTGAAGCATTCGAGGGTGCATATGTTAAAGATCCACAGATTGGTATGCATGATTGGGTTGCATCGTTTGACTTGAATTCTCTGTATCCACATTTGATCATTCAATATAATATTTCACCAGAAACTTTGATTGAGACTGAAGATTATAATGATGAAATGAGTTCACTATCTTCACAAGCAAATGTGGAAAAGTTATTGAACAAGCGATTGGATACCAGTAACTTAAAAGATGTTACGATTACTCCAAATGGCCAGTTCTTTCATACAACTGAACAAGGTTTTCTGCCACAGATGATGGTAGAAATGTATGAGGATCGAAAGAAGTTTAAAAAGTTGATGCTGAAGTCGCAGCAAGATTATGAGAATGAAAGTGATCCGACAAAAAAGTTTGAAATTGAAAAACTGATTGCACGATACAACAATCTACAGTTGGCAAAGAAAGTTACTTTGAACTCCGCTTATGGTGCCATGGGTTCACAGTATTTTAGATTCTATGATTTACGTTTGGCACTTGCTGTTACTACCGCTGGTCAATTATCAATTCGTTGGATTGAAAACAAACTAAACCAATATCTAAACAATATATTAAAAACTGAGAAAGACTATGTTATCGCCTCTGACACAGATTCGATTTATCTCAACCTTGGCCCGTTGGTTAATAGCGTCTACAAAAAAGGAAAGGAAACTTCAGCAATTATCTCCTTCATGGATAAAGTCTGTGAAGATAAAATTCAACCGTTTATTGATGAGAGTTATAAAGAACTTGCTGAATATGTACATGCGTTTGACCAAAAGATGATTATGAAACGTGAAGGTCTTTCAGATAAAGGTATCTGGACTGCCAAGAAACGTTACATTCTCAATGTATATAATAATGAAGGTGTTCAATATAATGAACCTCATCTAAAGGTGATGGGTCTAGAGATGGTAAAATCTTCCACACCTGCGGCTGTGCGTGAGAAGATGAAGCAACTTATTAAATTGATTGTTACCACAGATGAATTAACGGTGCAGAAGTTTATTGCTGAATTCAAAGAAGAATTCAATTTATTGCCTGCTGAAGAGATATCTTTTCCTCGAGGTATGAATGGTTTGAAAGAATATTCTGATTCTGCTACACTATATAAAAAAGGCACACCGATTCATGTGAAGGGTGCGATACTATATAATCATTTTCTAAAACAACATGGTCTGACGACCAAGTATCAATTGATTCAAGAAGGTGAAAAGATTAAATTCACTTATCTGAAAACACCGAACCCTTTTAAAGACTCAGTGGTATCTTATCCATCAAGATTGCCAAAAGAGTTGGGTCTGCAAAATTATATTGATTATGACTTGCAGTTTGAAAAAACATTTCTTGATCCAATTAAAATCATTCTTGTTTCTATTGGATGGGAAACTGAGAAACAATCTACACTAGAAAGTTTTTTTGGATGAAAAACATTCGTATAATTAAAACTGGCATTAACGTTTCTAAGATAAAGAAACAGTTGGAAGAACATGCATCCGATTGGAATTATCAGAAGGGACTTGAAAACGCCACAGTTCTTGATCCTGATGTTTATATAAGTCAAAGTGGTGTGCTTCAACTGGTAATTGGTACAATCGATAAACCTGACGATTATGTATTTGATTCTGAAGGTTGTACACCAGCACCAGCATATTATCGCCACACCGAAGCAATTGCTTTTATGAAACGCAACTTCAAAGATTTCAAACGGTGTGCGTTTCTTTCATTACCTGTTGATGGTGAAGTTGGTAAACATATTGACTTTGGTACTTATTACCTCACTAAAGACAGATATCACTTGTCAATACAGGGTCGATACATGTATACTGTAGGAGATGAGAGTTTTATTGTTGAACCTGGCACATTGTTTTGGTTCAACAATAAACTTGAACATTCCGCTAAAAACATAGGAGATGAGGTACGTATTACATTAGTGTTTGATGTACCACATAATAAACGAAATCCATGATAAACGCCATTCTACCATTTATTACTGCAATTGCTCTGTCTGGTATTGCAGCATATTATTCCGTCATTGGTCTTGCACAGATATTTCCAGGTTCATATTGGCCTATTATCATTATGGGTTCGGTACTTGAAGCA